ACTGAAACTGCGCTGTCGATTGTCACAGACGCTACGCTTGGCGGTCCGGCGCTGCGTGTTGGCCCAACTAGTGAAATCGTTGCCACCCGCGGTGTGTTGGATGGTACGGTTGGCCGCGTCTATGAGATTGAAGTAGTTGGTCGCATTGAAGCCAATCCGACTGATGGCGCGTCGGCGATCCAGATTGGCTTTGCACCGCTGGCGAATGATTACACCTACACTAGCGGCTCAGCCTCGGTGTCGGCTTATTCCAAGTCGGTTGCAGACGGCGTATTTACGCTGCGTTCGCGTTTCTCCGATACAGCAGATGGCACCTACGGTATTCAAGCATGGAACAGTGCTGGTGGCAAAACCATCCATCGCCCCTACTTGTACGTCCACCCGGGTGAAACTGGTTCGCCGTATGCGCTGTTCCGCACCATTCGAGTGCGCGACATCACTTCGCAGATCAACGCCGAGCGGCAGGCTGCGGCAGCGGCTGGCTCGGCCACTACCGCGACAACGCAGGCGGCTGCAGCTTCGATCAGCGCTGGTCAGGCGGCAACATCTGAAACCAACGCGGCGACATCGGCTGGCACAGCATCAACACAGGCCGGTATCGCAACCAGCGCTGCCACTACTGCAACAACACAAGCCGGCAATGCATCTGCAGCATCGTTGGCGACTCAACAGCTGCTGAATACGCAGTTCCCCCCGAGCTTCAACTCGGGCAAGGAACACTTGGGTTCGTCAACCAACCATATTCCAGGCGCACCGACTGCTGTGACAACAACGCCATTCGCTGTCGCTTACGATGGCACGTTGGGTGGTCCGGCACTGCAGATTACTGGTGCTGATGCTGTGGTATCGCACAAAGCCGTACTACCGACGACGCCGGGTCGCGTCTACGAGTTGAAGGTGACAGCGCGCATCGTCACCAATCCGACTGACGGCAATGGCAGTATTCGCATTGGTTTGACACCGCTGGACAGCAGTTATGCTGTCCAGACCAACGCAGTATCGACCGGCTACATCGCGCGTAACGTAGCCAGTGGTGTGTTCACCAACACCTTCTTGGTGTCGGATACTGCAGATGCGCCGAACGGTGTTGTGGCTTGGGACTCCTCCGGCGGTCGTGTCTATCAGCGGCCGTTCGTCCAGTTCCATGCTGGCGATACGGGTGCGCCGGTCGCATCAATGCTGTCGTTCTCGATCCGCGATGTTACCGAAGTCATCAACGCCACCAAGCAGGTGACGTTGGCAACTACGCAGGCTGCAGCCGCTGGTGTATCGGCAACGCAGGCTGCTGGCTCGAAGACTGATGCTGAGACTGCCGCAGCAACAGCGACAACTCAAGCCGGCATTTCTACCACTGCTGCTTCAACTTCGACTACGCAGGCCAACAACGCTGCGGCGTCGGCGCTCGCTTCGCAACTGAGCAATCGTAACGGTCCAGTACTGCCGTATGATTTTCGCGAAGGTGTAATCCACTGGTCGGATCAGCGCACAGGTTCGCCGGAGGCCAGCGTAACTACCGCGGCATCGTTGATCACTAACGACGCTGATTTCGGCAATGCGGCTGAGATTGCGTTCAACACCGCTGGTCACAACTTCAACACCAAAGGTGTTGTTCCAGCTATTGCCGGTCGCGTTTATGAAGTGCGGGTTCGCTTCAAGGCCAGCGCTGCCGGTGTTGTCAGCTTGACTGCGTTGTGCATGTCGTTGAACGCCAGTTATGCTCAGGTGGCACTACATACTCCGGCGCTGACACCGCATCCGGGTGACAACTCTGTTGCTGAGCGGGTCTATCGTTTCTCTGATACAGCCAGTTCGGGTGTCAATGCGTGGAATGCTAGCGCCGTATGGCTACGCTTCGGTTTGCGTTTGAACGCCAGTATAGCGACGACTTTCCGCTTTGGTTCACTCAAGGTGACAGATGTCACCGAAGTGTGGCAAGCGGAGAATCAAGTCATCGCAGCGACGACACAAGCCGCCAATGCTTCGACATCGGCTGGACAGGCTGCCACGTCTGAAACTAACGCCAACGCAGCCGCCGGTACGGCATCGACACAAGCCGGCATCGCCACTGGCGCAGCTTCGACTGCGACTGGAGCTGCAACCACTGCGCAGTTGACGGCCAATTCGCTGTTTCCGGACAATTTCATCAACGGTAAAGAACATATAGCTTCCGCTTCAACTGGTGATCCACAAACTGCGGTTACAACACCTAGAAACTTGGTTGACGTCCCCGGCTTTGGTCGTTGCTTGTCTGTACCGGGTACTGACTCGCAAGTTCTCTTAAAGCCTGTGTTGCCGGCTATCAACGGTAGGATCTACGAAATCGAAGTTGTCGGCCAAGCAGAAACCAACCCGACTGATGGTATAGGCAACGTAGTCGTTCGTATGGTGTCGCTGATTGCAGACTACACTAATACCGGCACATCTACAGTTGGTAACACCCTTAGTAACATCACAGTTGCCGGTGGGACGTTTAGTGTCAAAGCTCGCTTTGGCTATACTGCTGATGCGCCCTACGGCGTAGGTGCATGGACCAATCCGGGCACTGCTGTTTGGCTGCGCCCTTATATTCTGGTCAATAATGCGGAAGCTGGTTCGCCACACATCTACCTGCGCAATATTTTCGTGCGTGATGTCACGGGCATCGTTGCGGCTGAGAAAGCTGCGGTTAGCCAGTCGGCTGCTGCCGCGTCGCAAGCTGCTGCGGCAATCAATGAAAGCAACAGCGCCGGTTCGGCAACCACAGCGACAACTGCGGCCGGTACTGCTTCTACGCAGGCCGGTATCGCTACTTCGGCGGCTACTACCGCGACGACACAAGCTGGCAATGCAATCGCCACGGCAAATTCTTTGTTCCCGGATAGCTTCCTGTTCGGCAAGGAGCATTTGACTGAATCGTGGCATACTGGCTCGCCATCCGCGGTCGCTACAGCACCGCAGTCCATCGCTACTGACTCGGACGGCACGTACTTGACTGTTGCCGGCACTGCAGTGCGTCTTTCGCCGAAGGCCACCATGCCATATACGCCAGGCCGCGTCTATGAAATCGAAGTGCGGTTCAAGGCCACCACCAATCCAACTGCCGGCACCGGCACTGCTGACTTTCACATCGCCGGCTTGCTGCCTGACTATACTGGCGGTTCAGCATTCAGTAAGACGATGACAACGTTCACTGTCGCACAGGGCATGCGGACATTCAAGCAGCGTTACAGTGACGTGGCTGATCCGGCGCGCGGTATCTTGGCGTGGAGTACGGCAGGCGGCCGTACTCAGGGCCGCTTCTTGCTGCGCATCAACAATGATGAGGCTGGTTTTCCTATCGTCAACCTCTACCAGTTTTCGGTTAAGGATGTCACGGCGCAGGTGGAAGCCGAACGTCAGGCCGCAGCTGCGTTGTCTTCGGCCGGTACTGCAACTACGCAGGCAGCTGCTGCGTCTGTTAGCGCCGGTCAAGCAGCGACGTCTGAAACCAACGCCAGCACGTCGGCCGGTACTGCTTCTACGCAGGCCGGTATCGCTACTTCGGCGGCTACTACCGCGACGACACAGGCTGGCAATGCAATCGCCACGGCAAATTCTTTGTTCCCGGACAACTTCGTCAGCGGCAAAGAGCAAATCATGCAAACTACCACGTTGGCTGGTCAAGGCGGCGCGCCTACAGTCGTAACTACAACGACGTTGCCAATTGTTGTTGATGGCACGATGGGCCCTGTGTTGAGCGCCAATGTCATCGGCGCACGGATATTGCATAAAGGTGTCGTGCCAGCTATCGCTGGTCGTGTTTATGAAGTCGAAGCAGTATTGAAAGTCATTGCTAATTCTGGCACCGGCTCGAACAGCACTTTCGTCGATTTCGTTTCGCTGAACGCTGATTACACCTACCACAGCGTCAACGACAGCACGGTTTCGCACACCGTGGCACAGGGCGAAGTTAAGCGAACGTTCCGCGTTAGCAACACCGCAGATGCACCTCGCGGTATCATTGCATGGCCTGTGGGCGCTGTATGGTTGCGCCCGCGTATCGTTGCCAATAACGCTAGCACGGGTTCACCTGTCACGTACATCAAGTCGTTTAAGCTGACAGATATCACCGCTCAAGTGGAGGCAGAGCGTCAAGCTGCCACTGCGACATCGCAGGCAGCAGCTGCATCGATCAGCGCTGGCAATGCTGCGACATCTGAAACCAACGCCGCTGGATCGGCCGCTACAGCATCGACACAAGCCGGTATCTCGACCACCGCAGCAACAACGACACAGAATCTGAGCAACTCATTGTTCCCGGATAGCTTCCTGTTCGGCAAGGAGCATTTGACTGACTCGTGGCATACTGGCTCGCCATCCGCGGTCGCTACAGCACCGCAGTCCATCGCTACCGACGCCGATGGCACCTATTTGGCTCTCGTCGGCACCACGGTGCGCACGTCACCTAAAGCCACTGTGCCGTACACCCCAGGCAAAGTTTACGAGCTCGAAGTGCGGTTCAAGGCCACCACCAATCCAACTGACGGTGTCGGTACGATGGAAATCTTCATCGCCGGTTTGTTGCCTGACTACACCAGCGGCGAAGCGTTCAACCAGGTGACACGGACTTTCACCGTGGCCCAGGGCATGCAAACGTTCAAGCAGCGTTATAGTGATGTTGCTGATCCAGCACGCGGTATCTTGGCATGGAGCACAGCGAGTGGCCGTACTCAGGGTCGCTTCTTGCTGCGCACTAACGCTGGCGAGACCGGCTCGCCGGCTGTCAATCTGTATCAGTATTCAGTCAAGGATGTTACGTCAGTTGTTGCTGCGGAGAGGCAGGCGAATAACTCGGCTATCCAGGTGACCACGATCACATTCACTAACGGCAAAAGCCAAATCAGTGGTGGCATACCGACGCAGCATATCATCACTGGTGATCCTAGTTTGCTGCCAGACACAGCACTCGAAGTTGTCACTGACGCGACACTGGGCGGTCCCGTGCTGCGCATCACCGGCATCGCTACTGTTGTACCGCTGAAAACTGTACTGGACGGCACAGTTGGCCGCATCTATGAAGTCGAAGTCGTCGGCCGTATCGAAGTCAATCCAACCGATGGAGTCGCCAACAGTCTGATTGTCGGCATCGGTCCACTGGACACGTCCTATATCTACACGGGTGGCACGTCTGCCGCAATCAATCTACCGAATACGATCAACAAGACCGTTGCAGATGGTGTATGGACTGGCAAATGGCGCTTCTCCGACACGGCAGATGCACCGTATGGTATCTCGGCATGGAACAGCGCCGGTGGCAAAACGCTACATCGTTTGTACTTACAGCCGCACGCTGGTGAAGCCGGCAGCCCATCGACACTGATCAAGTCGATCAAGGTGACAGACGTCACCGCAGTTGTGGCAGCAGAGAAGCAAGCTGCAGCGGCGCTAACTTCGGCCGGTACTGCGACGACACAGGCTGCTGCAGCATCGCTGAGCGCCAGTGGTGCAGCTAGTTCCAAGACCGACGCCGAAACTGCCGCGGCGACGGCGACGACACAAGCTGGCATCTCGACCAGCGCGGCAACCAACGCGCAGCAAACCGTTATGGCAACGCTGCCACCGGCAACCAACTCAGTGGAAAACTTCACCGATGCGGTCACCGGCGTGCCTAACTCGATGGCGACAACCGCTAAACCAGTGGTGGTTGATCCGACAGTTGGTGGTGCCATAGAAGTGATTGGCCTTGATGTCGGCTTCGCACACAAGGGTGTAGTTGCGGCTGTTGCTGGTCGCGTCTACGAGCTGGAAATCACCGGCATCGCCACGGTTAATCCGACTGATGGCGCAGGCCTTATTCGTGGTTACATGTACAACTTGGATGCTAGCTACGCTTACACTTCTGGCGCGACGTTCAACGCCTTTGTGCAGAACTTGACCGTGGCGCAGGGTAAGTTCACCTACAAGTTGCGTTTCTCCGACGTTGCCGACACATTGTACGGCATCACGGCATGGGCTGCTGGTGCGGTATGGCTGCGTCCGGCAGTTATCTGCAACACCTCGGAAGCTGGTTCGCCAGCAGTGCGGATCAGTTCGTTTAAGGTGACGGACATCACCGAACAGGTGGCGGCCGAAAAGCAAGTCGTCGCGGCCAACTACCTGTTGAACGCGCAGTTCCCGCCAGACTTTACCAACGGCAAAAATCACTTAGTGTTCAGCGCCGGCCGCGTAGCCGGCGCGCCGACGGCGATTGATGCTTCGACGACCACTTATGCTATCGCCAACGATGCTACGTTGGGTGGTCCAGCGCTGCAAGTAACCAACATCGGCTGGCCGATCCAGCCGAAAGCTGTGTTGCCAGTTGTTGCCGGTCGCGTCTACGAAATCAGCGTCACGGCGCGAATGACAACCAACCCAACTGATGGCACCGGCAATCTTTACATCGGCATGGGCACGCTTGACGTCAACTACGCTTACGTTGGTTCGTCATCGTACAATGCTTCGGTAGCCAAAGCGGTTGCAGATGGTGTGTTTACGCTGACGGCGCGCGTGTCCGATACAGCCGATGCTCCGCGCGGTGTAACTGCGTGGACTACAGCTGCCGGTGGCATCTATTTGCGGCCATTCATTCAGCCGAACTTGGGTGAAGCCGGTTCGCCGGTGATGGCTATTCTGCGCTACTCAGTGCGCGATATCACGGATGTCGTCAATGCTGAGCGTCAAGTTGCGCTCGCCACGACGCAAGCTGGCACTGCAACGACACAGGCTGGTATTTCTGCTGCGCAGGCTGTGATTGCGGCTAACCAGCAAAAATTGGCCGCCGTAGCTACTCTAGCGGCGCAGGTCGGCGAAGTGATGCCGGAAAACATGTGGAACTTCACTGATGGCACGGTGATGGGCTGGGTCGGCTCTCAAGCTACGTTGAGCAATGTTAATAACCAGCTCAATATAGTCACCACCGGCACTGACCCAATCATTACCAAAAGTGGTTTGCAGATCGAAGGTGCCAAGTACAACAAAGTTGTACTGCGCGTTCGCATTACTGCAGGTACAATGCCTCATGCTCTCGGTAACGCGTGGGCTCTCTACTGGGCTACTGCCGGTCATGGCATCAGCGGTTCATATGCTGCAGTTCCGCAGGAATACTCGTTGATTTCGCTGACCTCTGGCGTCTATGTCACGCTTGTCTTTGACATGAGCAATCCTATTGTTGGCGGCACCGATTGGATCACTAGTATTATCACCAACTTGCGCATTGACTTGGGTAATGTCAGCGGCAACACGTTCCAGATCGACTACATCGCAGTCGGTGCTGTCAGCCAATCTGCCAGTGTGGTTAATTTGACCTCGCAGTTTCCACCTAACTTCACCGGCGGCAAGAATCACTTGATGCAGACGACAGTGTTGGCTAATCAGGGCGGTTCGCCAACCACGGTGCCTACTACTACGTTGTCGCTACTCGGCGATGCGACGATGGGTCAAGTGCTAAACATGAACATCGCTGATGCGCGTGTGTTGCACAAGAGTGTGTTGGAAGCCGTCGCCGGTCGCGTCTATGAGCTGGAAGCGACATTCAAGGTAATTGCTAACTCGGGCACTGGCTCGAACAACACCTATCTGGATATCGTTTCGCTCAACGCCGACTACACCTACCACAGCTTCATCAACAACTTTGCTGCCCAAACGGTGGCGAATGGCGAGGTGACGCGCAAGATCCGCTTCAGCAACGTAGCTGACGCTAATCGCAACACCCTGGCTTGGCCGGCTGGTGCGGTGTGGTTGCGCCCACGTTTCATCGCCAATACAGGCTCAACTGGCTCGCCAGTTACATATTTGAAGACATTCAAAGTGACCGACATCACGGCGCAAGCCGAAGCGGAGAAGCAGGGTATACTGGCGCAGCGTGCCAAGCTATTAGCTTCGTCGCTGGAAATGCATCCGAACAACATCTATACGTTCGACAACAGCAACCAGAGCTGGACTGCAGCTAACGCAACGATTGTTGCCAACGCCGGTGGCTATTCGGTCATCACCAGCACGGGCACGTCTAATCCGCGCTGGCAGCGTAACTTGACCGGCGCTGAGCAGTTCAGCGGTGCGCTTTGGGACAAGGTGATCGTTCGCATGTACATTGCTGCGACTACTTCCAACGTCTTCCCATCTGCGCCGAATCTGCTGTACGCCACGGTAGCACGGCCATCAGCATCGTATAGCTACACTCTGAGGGCCGTCGATTGGGAGTACGATGTTACACCGGCTGGCACTTGGGTGACGATGCTGTTCGATGCGCGTGATGTCAACTATCGCAGTGGTTCTTTTGATTGGACTAGCGGTTCGCCTATTACCTCGCTACGCATCGAGCCCAACTTCGCTTCTGCGGTGGCAGCTGATATCGTCATCAATCTGGACTTCATCGCCGTAGCACGTGAGAACATGGCTGGTCCAGCGGTTTACTCCGCTTCGGCATCGGTGCAAGCGACTAACAGTGCCAACAGCGCAACTACGGCGTCGAATGCATCTGCAGCTGCAACAGCGTCGATGGTAGTAGCGGCAAAAGTCGGTACTGGTGCCGGCTTGACCAAAAACCCAGTGTTCGCTGATTGGACCGGCACCTATCCTAACTTCTGGGCGTTGTGGAACAACACCAACAGCACAGTCAGCAAAGAAACTGCACTGGCACGGTACAGCGGCAACGCTGTGCGCATGACGGTTACCACAGCCTCTGGCGCACAGGTCGGTATTCAATCGGTTGGCACCACGGCGGCAACTAACGCCCTATTGTTCGACAACTACGAGTACGTTGTAGTGGAGGCCGAGGTTGAGCTAGTTTCTGGCACCATCGACGGTGCGGGCATACTGCTACGTTGGGCCGGTACGAGTGCCTACGAAGCAGAAGGTGACGTAACGGCGCTCAGCTGTCACAAACCCATCTGGAAAGTGTCTGGTGTATCGAACAACATCTACTCACTCAAAGCGGTGGTTAGACGTTCGGCTTCGTTCGCCGGCACTTGGACTCGCTATCACGCTTACTTGATGGGCGGTTATAACGGCTTCGGCATCGCTGTCGCTGTGCATGATATTATCTGGCACAAGTTCATCGTTCGACCAGCTTCGGATGAAGAAATCCGCACCCGCAACGTCGCGTCAGAAATCTCAGCGGCAGTGTCGGTTGAATCTGGTGTGCGCGCCAGTGCGATCGGTGCTGTCGAAGGTAAGTACGGCGTCAAGGTAGATGTTAACGGTTACGTGTCCGGCTTCGGCTTGATCTCGACCGCCAACAACGCTGCGCCGTTCTCCGAGTTCACTATTGCAGCGGACAGCTTCAAAGTAGTTAAGCCAGGCGGTGCAGGCGGTAGTGCGACGCCAAAGGTTATGTTTACCGTCGGTCTGGTCAACGGTGTCAGCCAGCTTGTAATGGCCAGTGGTACGGTTATCGCTACATCTATCGCGGTTGACAACTTGGCGGCGATCAACGCTACACTGGGTTCGGTTGATATCTCGAACGCGGTGATCGGTACGCTGCAGGTCGGCACGGCCAACATCGCTAATCTGTCGGTTGACGGCACCAAGATTGCTGATTTCGCCGTGTCGGAGCCGCTACTGAGTGACTATCCAGACGACTTCACGCTGAGCGCTAGCAGTGCTGCCATGACTTCCGGTCACACCCACGTCTACACAAACGGTATCATCATCGGTACTTGCGAAGTGCTGTTTTTGACCGGCGACAGTAAGAATGTCACCATCACCATCGAGTACAAACGCACAGTTGACTCGACGTGGAAGGTGTTGGCGCAGAAAGATTGGATCACGGTGTTACTCTACAACCCGGGTCCGAAGAACTCTTTCCAGTTTATTGTCACGCCGACGGATGGCACCGGTACATACGAGTTCCGCATCCGTCTAAACAACAACAGCGGTTCTGAGTCAGCTAGTATCGACCGCATGGTTATCAACACGGTGTATCTGAAAAAATGACAGCGCTCCAAACGTTCGCAGTATTCAACACTTCAACCGGCCGCATCAATCGCGTGTTACGCACGCTAGCGTATGTCGTGCCGCAACAGCTGCAAAGTGGCGAAGGTTACATTGAGATACCGGAAGCCATTCGCCCAACGATCAATGACTACTACGTCCAGAGCGGCGCGGTGGTCTACAAGCCAGTGATAACGCTTAACTACACCAAGAAGACGCTGATCAGCGCGGTGCCGAATGACAGCCTGACGATCACCAATTTGCCAGTGCCAGTAACGGTGAAGATCCACGACACCGAATACAACGTGACGCAGGATGGGCTGGAGATCGCCTCTTCGGTCAAGGGAACTTACAAGATCGTCATCGATAAGTTTCCGTTCAAGCGCTACCAGGACGAGTACAACGTGATATGAAGATTACCGTCAACATCGATCTGACCAAGCTCAGGGACACGGCAAAGGCCGAAGTGGATTTCCAAGCTGGCGAAGTGCGGAAACAGTTTATCACCGTCATCCCTGGTCAGGATATGGTCTATCTGGAAAAGCGGACCGAAGCAGAGCGGATCACCGCCAATCCGCTAATCAATCCCGCGCTGGTGCCGCATCTGGCCAACGAAGCCGAGCTGAACAACGTTGGTTTGCTACAAATGGCGGCTACCATCTTGACGATGGAGCATCAGTGGAAGCAGATATCGGCGATCATCGAAGAGAAGCGGCTGACGGCTAAGAAGAACGTCGATGCGGCAGATTCAGAGACGGCAATCAATGCTGCTAAGGCAGTTAACTGGTCACTGACGTAAATCTAACCATTCACACAAGGAAGCACGAACATGGTTGCAAATGTCGTTCCAATTGTACTGCGCGCCTTCAACACGCTGTACTCGTCCCAGTATGATCGCCTAGAGTCGGGTACGCCCGATCTGGATATCGACACCACGTTGGTCAGCCTCGGTATCGCAGCGATCGATTTCAATCTCGATCTCACCTTCAACGAAGTAGCGAAGATCATCGCGGCGAAGGTGATGGCGCTGCATCAGGACGAAGATCAAGAACAGCTGATGCTGGACAGCCAGATTTCGCTGTCGCTGTATCGTCAGCTGGAGAAACTGGCTGGCGAGAAATGGCCGGAGCCGCGTGGCAGCTCGCTGGCCGCCTTGGAGCTACCGCCGCCGGTGCCGCCAGTTGAAGAGCCGGCTGCGGAATTTGATTCGACCGATCCAGCGCAACAGCTGGCCGCCCCCGAAGATCAAACGCCGGCTACACCAGTCGAAGGGATTGATCCTGTCGCGCTGGTTGATGAAACTGCTCCGGTAGACGACAGTCCGCTGTCGCCGCGAGACGAGCAGGCTCTGGCCGAAGCTGAAGAAGAGTCGGAAGACGAGGACGCGGTCAACGACGGGGAGCCGAAGAAGCGTCGCCGTTAAACGCGACGTCAATTACATGCATTGGTACTATGCGCTTGAACTACCTCGAACGTCCTAAGGAGGGACACATGAAACTGAAAGACTTTTTCCGCATGCTGATTGCAATCTGTCTACTACCTCTGGCGATGGCGGCCGCCGGCTGTCAGGCGACTGGTGGTGATCTGGCAACCAAGATTGAAGCCGGACTGCGCGCCAATCTGCCGCAGGCTTGCAAGGTGACCAAGGCCGCTTATGCGACGTTCCAGCAGTTCGTCCAGGCCGAAGTTGTTTCGACCAAGGTGGTCAACAAGGTGGAAGTCACGTATGCGGGCGTGGTCCCGCTGTGTGATGGCGATACCGGCAATGTCACGCTTGCGGATGCAGTGGGACGTGTGATTTCTGCCGGCTTGGCGATCAACCAAGCAATTCGCGACAACAAGAACAAGGTGGAAATGGCCTCAAGCGGCTGACGCTTGGACTGTACTACCTGAGTAGTGAGCGGGGCACGTTCTAACGGACGGGCCCCGTTTTAATTTAATGCACAACTGAACCGGAACCGTTTCGCAACCGAGGAGAATGCAATGCACTATAATCAGGATTTGGGCACCAGCTTCGGCCGCATGTCCGACGCTTATGAGGTAGCCCGCAAGTCGAAGTCCGAGAAGGACGTCACCCTGCTGGAAGAATCAGCTACCAACTTCCGCGCTGTCGTCGGTCGCACGGTTGTTGCGCCGCTGATGAAGGCGATTGATCGCCACCCGGAAATGCAGTCGGTCGGCGAGCCGATCCCTGACATGGACAACATGGAAATCGCTGGTGGTTCGAAGAATCCCACCATCACCGTGACGATCAAGGTGCTGCACACCTTCTCGAAGAAGCCCGATCTGATGAAGGCGCTGGATCAGGCGGACAACGACTTCAACGAGTCGCCGTACCAGATCACCGATGTCAAAGCCGGCAACAAGCACAAAGCCGACGAGGAGTCCGAAGATCTGGAACTGGAAGGTGACGGTCCGTGGTACGCTTCGGAGGTGACGTTCACAATCGTCCGCGACACTTACATCAAGAAGGAAGAGAAGGCGGCGAAGAAGTCCGACGCCGAAGGCGAGGACGAAGACGAGCAGTTCCAGTCCGGCTACGGCATCTCCGAGTTCGCCACTGAGGAGGAAGCGCTGGCCTACACCCAGAAGACCGATCGTCCGTCGAGCGTCTCCAGTTCGTCGTCCGCTTCTGCATCGCAGAAGGGTCCGTCTGATACCGACGGTCCGTCGAGCGACAAGACCGACAAAGAGAAGCCGGCACGTAAATAAACTGCACACGACGAACAACTATCGTTGCATTGCAGGAGGCAACAATGAGAATTCGCAACTTCTTCCGGAGGCTATTCGGCCTCGGACTGGATCGGCAGATCGGCCGATGACTGTATCGGAACAGATGGGCTTGCGGCCAGTCGACCTCAACAAGCCGCCGCCCCCACCGGCGACCGTATCGTCTGATCCAACGCAACCCTTTCGACCGGCGTCGGCGGAGAATGATGCTACGGGAGAAAAACTGGCAACGGGGGATCTGCCAGCTGTGCAGCTAACCGAAGAGCAGGAAGGCGACAAGTTCAAGGGCCAGTCGGCGACGGCCATCGCAGTTGACAATGCCTCCAAGCTGGACACTATTGTCTCCAATGGAGACCCCGGCGGTAACGCGGATGCCCAGCAATCGGTTGAGACTGTCGCAGCGGCGGCGCAAGCCGGCATCGAAACGCCGGAGATGAAAGCGGCAGCTGAACAGGCCAAGTCGGCCGCAGCTATTGCCGCCGGCGCTGAAACTTCCGAACAGCGCGAGAAGCGTCTGGCAGCGGAGAAGAAGGCCAAAAACGCGAAGCTGCAGGCTGAAAAACGAGCGCGCAAACCGAAGCGGCCGAAAGGTCGTGCGCAGACACAGCCGAAGCCGGCAGCAAAATCCACAGTTATCGCCAAGGCGTCGACGGCACCCAAGGCGAAAGCGAAGACTCGCAAGAAGTAATTAGTCTCACAGGTTGCGGCTTGCGAGCCGAAACGGCGGTATCCTAACGGGTGCCGCCGTTTTTTCTGTCTCCATGTTGTCAATTTACAGACGACACAGGAGAGTGTAACGATGAACAACGAACAACTTGCCAAGTCACTGGCCCTGGTGCTGACTGCAGATCTGGAAGACCAGAGTCAGACTCTGGCGGCGATCAATCTGTTCCGCCACGTTGTACCGGAGATGCGCAACCGCCTGTTGGCTGACGTTGAACTGGCTGCAGATGCCAGCCGGGCCGAAACGGCGCAGTCAATCGCTGACGCGCTGATGGCGCAGTTGTTCCCGGTTGAGACAGCCGAGGAAGAGGACCTCATTCCAGCTGACGACGGTGTTGGTGACAGCGAAGACGACAATGAGCCGGACGAGGAGCATCAGACGTTGGCTGATCTGGCCGCCTCTGTCGCTACGATCAAAGCCGCCGCTGAAGTCGCAATCAACCACCGTGGTTCCTTCCTGCCGTTGGACAATCTGAACGTTGTCGATGGTGTCGGCGACGAAGATGAGCCGGAGGAAGACAGCACCGAGAAGGCCGCTGCGCCACGTAGCAGCAAGCCCGAAGACAAGTCGGCTAAGAACGACCGGACCCGTTAATGGCTGAGAAGTTCTCCCCGGAGTTCTCCTACGCACCCGACTTCATGCTGGCCTCTATCAGAATGGTAGAGAGCTGGTTCGAGAAGACGTGGGTGTCCGAGTACGGTGAAGATGAGGTGTTGGGCGTTGAGTTGATGCGCAGTCCGGATGATTTGCGCTCGCTCAACGCTGAACTGACCGCCAACAAAGGCAAGAAGCTCAGCTATCCCTACGCCACTATGACCATCACTTCGGTGTCGCCTGATGCTGACAAGGGCGGCATGTCGAAGAAGCATCTGCCAATCGTCACCGATCGCTCCGAGAACAGCGACAACATCACGCTGACCAATCAGATTCCAGTGCAAGTCGGGCTGATGCTCAACTTCCGCACCGACAATCTGGAGCAGGTGATTCGCTTTGCACATCTGTTGATGTTTAGCGCGCCACGAGTGCGTTTGTCGCTCAGTGCACAAAGCGGCTTCACCTGGCATTGTGGTTTGAGCATCGATCCCAACTTGACTGTGCCGCAATCTGACATGGGCTACCCGTCGAAAGAGTTCAACTTCGAGACGTCGCTCATACTGTCAACTTGGATGCTGCGTGAGCGCGTCGCCGGTGTCATCCGCGAGATTCGTCTGGACGTTGTGGACAGTGGCGGTGTGTCACGCCCGTTGAACGACTTCCCGACGCTCGAACACTTGATTCAGCGGCGCACTCGATACACTGACATTGTCGATCCAACATCTAATCGCTACCGCGGGAGCTAGACGTGACGCAAACCATTTCCTTCTTCCTCAACGTCTTCAAAACACGGTTGCAGACACGCACCGAGGTGGGTTCGTTCCGCCATACCATCGGCGAGATCGTCGATCTGAACGAGCGCAGCATCGAACTGACCAAAGGTGAGTCGGCAACCATCACCGCTGATCACTTCTTGCTGTTTACGTGCTTGGAGATCTTGCCAGTAACGCTGACGACGCATCGCAAAGTCAGCGGTGTGTGGACGGCCAACACTGCTGTGTCAGTTCTGTGGCAGGGAGTTATTTCACTACCTGGGAAGGTGTTAATTTCGATCAACAACCCGATGGACAACCCATCAGATTTGCCGTACCGCTTCGAGGCGGTGTATAGCTAACAGGAGCGGAAGATGACGACATTGACAGGACTCGACAAGCTGAAAGCCGAGCACAAGGTGTTCGAGTTTCGTAACCGCGGCGACGGCACACGCACTATCCAGTTGGATGGCGACTCTGTCCAGGCACAGGGCGGTGCGATTGCGCGGGTGCAGTCCAGTATGATTTCCCAGTTGCCGGCTTTCTCTGACTTCGAGCCGGTGATCCCGAGTGTGCAGCAGCTGATCGATGCGGGTCTGATCGGCAATGCCAAGGAAGCCACATCTGTTCCGGAAAAGTCAGCTGATCCGGAATCAGAGGAAGGCGGCCAGGTGGGCGGTCAAACGCTCAAAGGTCGTCGCAGCTAAACCGAAGATAGACACCGCAGGAGAACACTGGAATGACCGTACCATTTTTCCTTAGGCCGTCTACTCGGCTTCGTGAAATCGATCTGACGCAGTACTTTCGCTCGCCAGCTACTTCCATCGGCTGCGTCGTCGGTGAGTTCGAGCGTGGCCCACTTGCGCCGACCTACATTCCCGGCGTTGTCGCCGACTTCACGCGCAAGTATGGCGCAGTTGCCAACCCGCGCATTTCGTATGCGCACGACACCTGCCAAGCGTTCTTGACCGAGTCGAGCAATCTGCTGGTCAAGCGTGTCGTCAACGGCGCGCTGCACGCTGGTGTGCATATCTTCCTCAACACCACGACGGCGCCTGGTGCGCTGGAGTTCGTGCCGTTTGCCCAGGGCCAGGAAGCTGGTTTCTCGGCCGGTGTGCCGACGCCGACGATCATTCAGCTGTCGGCTGATCTGATCACCGGCAACCAGTTCGCTGCATCGGTCACCGACGGCGTTACCGTGACAGCAATCAGCCCAGTCACCTATGCCACGTCGCACGACGCTACGATGGCAAACATCGCTTCGGCGATCCAGACGGTGCTGAACGGCTTCGCTACCGGCGGTTATGTCTCGGTGCTGCCAGCGGTTGGTGGCAATCGTCGCCGCATCGCAGTTTACGCGCCGGCTGGCCAGACGCTCGAACTGACCTCGCTGGGAGTTACCAGCGGTGTGACGCAGCCAACGGTGACGCAGGATACGCCGAACGGCAAGTGGCTGGCTTCGGTCATGGCGGAAAACCCTGGCGTTTGGGGCAACGACATCGGTGTCAAGATCACCGGCCGTAATCAGGGCCAGCGTCAGCGCATCCGGCTGCTGTTCAACGCCAAGCTGATCACCGGCAACAGTTTCAACGCTACGATCAACGACGTGGCTATCGCTGCGCCGGTGGCATTCGCTACCGACTCCGACACGACGATGGCAGCAATCGCTACTGCACTGACCGCACACTCTGCCATCAGCAGTGCGGTGGTCGAAACTGTCGCCGCCGGTCGCGAGAACGATCGCTCTATTCTGATCATCTCGGAAGATGCTGGTCCGGACAAGCTGATCGTCAACAGCGCCGCAGTTACCGGTGGTGTGTCGCAGGCGGCTATCACCCAGTACAAGGTGCTGGACGGTCGCGCTTCGGATGGCACGTTCATGCTGGAAGTGTTCAACCGCGCCAATACTGTGCAGCCAGATGAACGCTACATGGTCTCGCTGAGCAACAATCTGGATGCGCGCGGTAGCCAGACGCGTGCCGATGCGGTGATCAACACCAGTTCGACACCGTCGGACAACATTCGTGTCGTGCTCAATCCGCGACTGTCGACTGATTCCGGCTTCGCCGCAACTGCATTGGCGGCAATCAGCGCGCCGTCGCTGTCGGTGCCGACAACCATTCGCTGGTTGACCGGTGGCGACAACGGCCTCAGCGTGTTGAGCTCGCACATGCGGCAGGCGATCCAATCGCTTGACGACCGTGTCCACTACCCGTTCAACATCCTGATGAACGCCGGCTATGACGCCATCGAAGTCAAGCAGGAGCTGGTTGCACTGGCACGGAAGCGCGTCGATTGCTTCGCCGTGCTGGACATGCCAGCAGATCGTCAGGGCACCGCGGCAGCGCGCGACTATCGCTTGTACGATCTGAACATCGACGACTGCTACGGCGCGATCTACACACCTGATCTGCTGATCGCCGATATCGCCACCGGTGAACGCCGCTACATTCCGCCGTCTGGTTACGTTGGCGCTACCTACGCGCACAACGACCGTGTTGCGTCTATCGCACATGCGCCAGCCGGTCTCAATCGCGGCATCCTGAAGCACGTCATCAACCTGCGCATCAACTACAAGCCAGGTGATGAAGAGCTGCTGCATCCGGAAGGTGTCAACTGCATCGTTGATCGCCCCGGCGTCGGCCCAGTTATCATGGGCCAGGAAACGTTGCAGTACAAGCTGTCGCTGATGCGCAGCGTGCATGCTCGCCGGCTGGTGTCCAATCTGGAAGTTGGTCTGGTCGATGGCCTGGATTACACGCTGTTCGATCCGCACACCGAGTTCACCCGCAATCAGGCGGTGCAGCGCGGTAATAACTTCCTCAAGCCGTTCCAGCGGTCGCAGGCGTTGTACGACTTCCGCATTCAGTGCGATGCCGACAACAATCCACCGGAAATCATCGACCAGGACGTGCTTTCGTATCGCGTCTTCCTGAAGGTGGCGCGCGCGATCAAGGGCATCATGCTTGATGTCATCCTCACACGCACCGGTGCGAGCTTTGAAGAGCTCGAAACCGACATGTCCATCATTTAAGCCATCGCAGGAGCACCTGAACCATGAGAGTAAGTTTTGCACAGGTAACATCGCAAGCCGATTTGCTGGATCAGGTAGGGTTCCTGCTAGATCTGGGCGTCATTCCGGGCGTCGGCGGTTCGGAGCATTTGTCAATCAAATGCCTCAATTGTCCGCTGCCCGGCATGGGCCAGGAAGATATGAAGGTCGTGCTGCACGGCCATCAGATAGGCTTCCGCGGTCGGCGCAACAACCCCGGCACCGTGTCGCCGACGTTCTACGAAGACAGCCGTATGCTGACGCTGGATGCGTTGCGCGGTTGGTTGGAGTATACCGCCGGTAGCGAGTCCGGCAATTCGCAGGGCTACAAGAACCAGTATGCCGTGGACGCCAATCTGATCGTCTATGACACCACCGGCAAAGCTGTGCGCGCCCATATCATCGAGGGAATGCGCATTCAGGACGTGCCAGATGTCACCTTCGACGGTGGCAGTTCAGCACCGATCCAGGTGGCCCCGACGTTCGCCTATGACCGTGTTGATTGGAACAACGGACGTATGCTGTAATCCCTCGTAGCTTTTCCTCCCTAGTCTTGGAGCACGAGGTAAACTTGGGCCGTCGCTTTAGTTCTTCCCTGGGCTAACGACGGCTCCTTTTATTTAGGAGCAGTCAGTGCCGATCAGTTTTAGCCAGACGACATCGATACCAGATCTGCTGGCTTCCGACAGATTTGTCGTCTATCTGCCGGTCGTTAGCGGCTCCAACTCCGAACTGATGTCGATACTGAACGCCGAAGTGACGCTGCCGCCGTATGAAGTCGGCCAGGTGTTGGTCAAGATGTTTGGCTGGAGTCGCGCTTTCGCTGGCCGCCGTGTCCAACAGAACTCCCTCAGCATGGCGTTCTATGAAGTGGCCGGCGGCCGTGCTCACATCTCGTTGTGCAACTGGCAAGAGCAAGCCGCTGGCATGCTGCAGGCTGGGGGCGCGCCGCAAACGCAGTACGCGCAAGAGATCAAAGTGGTCGTCTATGATACCACCGGCAAGAGCGCGCTGACCTTCACCTGCAACAACTGTTGGCCGATGCGGATTACACCGCCAGCGATGGCGCACGACTCATCTACGCCAGCACGGATCGAATGCGACTTCAGCGTGGACAGCGTGGATTTGACCGGCGTTTCCGTTGGCAATGTCAACTACGGTTCGGCTTACGATCTGCCAATCTCGCAGTCGCCAATCGGTGCCAATCTGTCTGATCTGCGCATGACGGCGCGCACCGGCTTGGAGTTGATGAACAGCTTCGCGCGTATGCAAGCGGGTAGCCCGGCGGCGTCACGTTCACAGCTGGATCGGCTGTCAAACTCGCTTGGCTTGGGCTGGAGATAACTAATGCTAGAAAGAACCCAAGCACACGCGCTACCGGAACCAGCACTAGCCACGCTGTGGTATCTGTCGGTGCCGTTTACCAATGGCATGATCTACCATGTCTATGCCGAGCGCGTGTCAGCCACCTTCCCGAAAACCAGCTTCAGGCCGCGTCCAGCTGACGGCAAGAACAAGTACTTCCCTGAGTCGACTGATCTGGATGGTTTGAGCATCACCTTCTACGAGATGTACGACTACCGGGTGCACAAATGGCTGTCAGAATGGCGTAAATTGATCAAAGACAAGGATGGCAACTACTCGCCAGCGGCGCTGTACAAGAAGGACATGACTCTGCGGCTGTATGCTCGAACCAACATGAGCTCGCCGATCTACACCGTCAACTACATCGGTGTTGCACCTAGCGATCAGGCGCCGCTGGATTTGCAGTTCGATGACGAGACGCAACGCATTACCGTTGAAACGCAGTTCAGCGTTGACAACCAAGAAATAGAAAACTAAGGACACAAGACATGGCGATCAATTTGCAGGAAGATACACAGCCAGATGACAAGGATCCGCGCATGTTGCCGGATCAGATTCAGAAGGTGCGTCAGTTGCAGGCCAACCGGAAAGAGCTCAGCCCCGGTGTGCGGCCTAATCCAGGACGGCCAGAAGAGAACGTTGTGCTGAACACGCCGCCGGACTTTGTGCCGCCGCCTAATCTGGCTGGCATCGATCCGCACCGCCACCTGAAGAAGAAAACCAACCCCGACGCTGCGACCGAGGAAACCGAGGCGACTATCCCGCGCACTCGACCGCAAGAAGCCGCCGGTCAGCTGGGAATGCCGTCGGTTAGCCGAGTCAGCAAACCGCGCAAGAAGGTGATTGACGAACGGTTCCAGAAGGTCGATCCGCCCAGCAACATGATCCCTTACGCTCATCTGGATGAACACGGCGACGGCTTGTGGCTGCGCTCGTTCGACATCTCTGATCTGGAGCGGATTTATGACGCCATCGAGACCAAGAACCACACCGCCTATCTGGACTCGCTGGATGAATGCGTCAATCTGGACATTCGTGACCTGACCTCGCCGGATTGCGTCTTCACCCAGTACTGGATTCGCATGGCCTCCTATCCGCGCAGCCCGTACACGATGGAGTGGACTTCGCGCTACGGCAATGAGCTGCGCGAACAGATTCAGCAAGTGCGATCAACGCACGAGCTGCTGGCTGAAGCGGCAACAACCATGCTGGACGTGGTTTATCTGGACATGAGTGCGGAAGAGTATGCCGAATGGCGCGCCAAGGGCATCTCGTTCCCGACGGTGCGTGAAGCCGAGTACATCATCAACACCACACCGGCCGAAGATCCGACAACGGGACGGCGTGACTACGCGCCTGGTGCTTTCGCCATGCAGAACGCGCAGTATCTGCTGTTGCCGGATGACGCGCCGATTGAACGCCGCATGGAGCAGAAGCTAGAACTGTTCCGCCAGCGCAAGGAAGTGCAGTTCTTGTCGGACATTCAGGAGTTCGCCGCGCGCGCTGAGCATGGCGTCATTGAGTCGATCAAGCTGCGTGACAGCGCGTTCGAGCCGAAAGCGGCGTCGGAGTTCTTGCGTAGTTCGGCGGAAAAGCTGTATCGCCTGGCGCAGGGTATCTCGGATCAGAACCCCGGCGTTGAGCAATCTGCAGGCGTGTTGAAGCTGGTGGAAACTGCCGTCGAGTACGAAACCGAGGCAGATCAGATCGACGCTACGGTGAAGGAAGGCAAGAAATACACGCCGAAGGAGGAGGTCATTGCGTTGCGAGAAATCAACGCGATGGATATGTTTCCGGCTCCCAATTCGGCGCCTACCGCTAAGGCTGGACTATGATCTGCTGCGGGTGATGCCGTTCTACCGTACCGTTACCATCTACAACATACAGTACGGCATCCTGAAATACCGCGGCAGTATGCCTGAGCCATCTATGCCATCACGCAAGTTGTTTCACATTAACAATTTGTTGAACAAGGACAAAATGGACGGCGATCTTGATCCTTGGGCATCGACCCGCAATACGAAGCCGACGGAGTAAACAGTGGCCGCAGTAAATGCCAAGATATACCATGACCAGGTGCGCAATCTGTTTTCGCGCGGCAGCTCGGCGGCTACTAACTCTCCGCTGGCCTTCATGGAGAGGACGGCTACAGCGACGCAGATGTTGCTGGAAGAGCAGCGGGCGTCGAACGACAACATCGAGCGGGCGCTAAACCGCAACAACAAGCTGCTGGACAAACTAGCTAAGAGCGGCGCTGGTGGCGGCCTGGGTATCAGCGATCTGATTATGGCTCGCTTCGCTGGCAGTTTCTTGTCTCGTGCTGGTGCTGGTCTGGCGATGGGTGCCACTGGTGGTTTGCTGGCAGCGCGCAAGGGTGCGGGCATACTACGTACTGGCTTCGCCAAGCTGCTGCAGACGGCTGATCGTCTGGTGATTGGCCGCTTCGGCAGTTACATCACCGAGGGCATGGCGCTGATCAGCCGTGTTGGTAAGCCAGTCGCCAATCTGTTCGCCAAGCTTGGTGCCATGGCCGGTCCCAGCGGTGCCATTGGTCAGGCGATCAAAGTCGGTGGTTTAGTTGGCGGTGCCGGTGGTTTGCTGACACGCGGACTGGGTAAGTTGCTGCTGCCGATCACGGCGTTGCTGGGTATCATCGATGGCGTTACTGGCTTCATGCGCGCTGACAAGGTGCTTGGCAACAAGGCCGGTCTGTTTCGCAAGCTGACGTTTGCTGCGTCCAGCGTGATCGATGGTTTGCTGCTGGGCTTGCCCAGCTATATCAGCAAGCGTATGACCGGCATGGAGCTTGGTTCGCTGGTTGACAGCGGACTGGTGGCGATCCGTGATGGTTTCTCATACTACGCCGATCGCTTCAAGGTACACTTCCGCTCTATCACCGCTGCTGCAGTGACCAAACTGGGTGGGCTGTGGGACAACATGCCAACGCGCGAAGATTTCGCTGCGTTCGGCACTGAGATCAAAGATGCGGTGTTGAGCGTCGGCGCTTACATCAAGTCCGGCTTCGTCAATCTGGTCGAGAACATCAAGGGTTGGTTCGGCGAACTGTTCGCTTGGCGGCCTAGCTGGCCGGAATGGGCGACTTGGTCATCTGGTCCTGCAGTTACACAGCCCGGTCAGCCGTCGTGGCCGCGTCGTCCGTCTTCTGCACCAACTGCATCGCCAACGACGCCCGCTGGTGTTCGTCCCGCCGGTGTCAGTCCGCTGCGCCTAACTGCGCCGGTCAACAACAGCATGTCGACTCCGAACAACATGTCTACGCCTGTAGTGCCGATGTCCAGTGCGCAGCGCAATCTGTTGCAGCGCTCGACCAGCTCACCGGTGATGACACCGACCAACAAGGCAGTGATGCCCAACGCTTCACTGGATGATCTGCTGCGCAAAGTGCCAACGCCGAACCAAGTCTGGCAGTCGACACCGCAGGTGGTTAAGAATCTGATTTCGACCGGCACCTCGGTGATGATTGCCATGGGCGCACGGATGGCCGAAGCCAACGTCGAAACTGGCAAGCAGATGGTCAAGGAGACCAGCAAAGAAGCCGGTAAAGAAGCGGCCGAGGGTCTGGTCGATACTGTGCAGGACACCGTAAAGAGCTTCATGGAGAAAGCGATCGCTGCCAAAGAGATTGCCAAGCATATCGCTGATCTGTTCGGCAACTCATACGACCGCATGAAAGATGAGATGGCGAAGATCTTCACCGAGGAGAATGGTCGCGTCATTTCCAGTATTCTTGGCGGCACAGCGGCTAGCGCTGATATCGGCGCGATGATTGGTGGTGGCGGTTCAAGTGGCAACTACGGCAGCGTCTACCCCGGCAGTGCAATGCCGCGCGGTGGCGGTAACGGCGGCGACTACGCTTATGAAAGCGGTAACGGCGGCGGCGCTGATTACACCCCCAGTGTGGTACCGAACGATTACAGCCGGACGCAGAATACTGGCAGCAGTATCGACTTCAAAGCTCAGCCCGCACCAGTTAGTCTCGGCACCGAGCAACGTGACGCGGCAGCTGCCAGCCGTGGTGCGCAAGCTGTGGATTACGCGGTGCGCGCTGGCGCTTCGCCGGTGTTGGCTAAGGCGATTGCTGGCAACATGGGTCAAGAAGCTGGCGCGAAAATCAATACTCGAATCAAGGGCGACAACGGCACGTCATTGGGCGCAATGCAATGGCGCGGTGTACGCCGCTCCAATCTGTTCAAGTTCGCTGCCCAGAATGGTCGTGACCCCTACGATCTGGAAACGCAGGTGCGTTTCGCCGTCGAAGAAACTAAGCCAGGTAGTCCGTACAACGACTACGGTTCGGTTGCAGCACGGCGCAACATTGAAAATGGCCAGATGAACGTTCGCGATGCGACAGCCGAGTTTGCTTGGCGTTCGGAGCGGCCAAACAAGCGGTATGCCCACATTGCTAACCGGCAACGCTACGCTGATCAGTTCGGTGGTGAATACGATGGTTTGCGCGTGACACAAACGCCACAGGCGGCGATCACCAACTCGCCGAGCGGCAATCCAGTGTTGCAGGCGCCGCCAGTGCGTGGTCAGGGTCCTGGCACTAAGTTCGCACATGCGCATCAAACTGGCGTTAATCCAGAACTGCGCAAGATGCTGGACGACCTGTCTGGTATTACTGGCCGCGAAACATACGTCAACTCCGGCTATCGTAGCCCCGCATATAACCGCAAAGTTGGCGGTGCGCGGCAAAGCTATCACATGTCTGGTCAAGCGGCTGACATCGATCTGAGCGGTTATTCGCCGGAACAGCGCAAGTACATTGCTGCCAATCTAGCTAGGATGGGTGCAGGCGGACTAATCACTTACTCGCGCAGCCCAAATATGCTGCACTTCGATCGCCGCGCTCAGGTGGATGGCAAAGCACGATATATGCACAACTATTCCAACCGCAACATGGGGCGGGCGCCAGATTGGATGAAAGAACTGGAAAACATGTCGCCGGAGGAGATCAATAAGTTCGCCAACACCTACATGCCCGGTATGGCGCAAGTTGTGCAAGCTGCAGCTGAAAAGCCGCAGAATCCGATGTTGAGCGCTATGCGCAAAGGTGGACCGCGCGGCACACCGTCAACTGCTACAGCCTCACGCAGCGTAGTAGCGCTGTCCGGTAACAGTCAGCCGCAGATGCAGTCTGGTGCAGCAATGATGCGCTCGCTGAATGACAGTGTGGCATCGCCGCACGCTGCTATGCTCGGCCCAACTGGCGCGATTGGCAATGCCGCAACACGTACCACAGCTAACGCTTGGCAGCAAGCAACTGAAAAGGCGGTTAGCGGCCCGCGGCGTGAACGTTTGCCGGTGGCTACCGCAGCATCAGCCAAGCCGGTGCTGGAACAGCGAACTAAAGACGACAACATCGCCAAGTCGACTCCGGCTGCACCGCCGATCAAGGACGTGCCGGTAGTGGATGAAATGCGCATGCTGTCGATCAATTCGGAGATCTTGAACTGATGTACACACCATCTAGTACGCTAGGTAAGCCACGCAGTACCAATCCGAACTATCTAGTGCGGATCGACTCGACTGCTGGCATTAGCTTGATGGCTGACATGCCGGAACAGATGATGATTGCCATTTCCAACTCGTGGGAACCGCGCTTCGGCTCTGGCATCAACGAGATTGCGGGTGCGCTGGATATCGGTACGCGCGTTGCCGGTGAGAACATTATGGTGCAGCCGTTCAGTCAGCTTATGTGGATGAACACCACACCGATTGAACTGCCGCTGACGATGATGTTTGACGCCGAAGATGACGCCTACAGCGACGTCTTCAAGCCGATGAACGCGCTGGAGCTGCTGGCGTTGCCAGATGTGCAGGGATCGCTGTTGACTGCGCCGGGGCCGTCGGTGGCCAACCCTAACCGCAACAAGATTTCGATCTTCGTTGGCCGCATGTATCACTTCCCGTCGGTAGTGTTGACCAGTATCTCCAGTCAGTACGATACGCAACGCTTGGATGCTTCCGGCTATCCGCTAGCTGGTCAAGTTGACATTACCTTCAGCACCGACAAGGTGTACGGTAAATCCGATTGGAATGGCATCAGTCTGCGACCAGGTGGTGGGAGATAACTATGGCTGAAACACGCAACGTTCTGGATGATGCTACCGCACGTCGACTGTCCAGCATGGTCGATACGCAGCTGTTGCGCGGTCCAATCATGCCAGAAGTGAAGCACAAGCTGGCCGATCAGTTAGACTTCACCTATGAGCCAACCAATCGATTGTTGCTGCCGTGGGTTGATCCGCTGTGCCCTAAGCTGCTCAAATTGCGCCGCCTGCCGAAGTCGAGCATGCAAACTATTCGCTACACCGGCTCGAAACCACTGACCTCGATCAGCGCCGAGCAGTACGGCACCACCACAGCGTGGTATGTCATCTTGCTGGTTAGTGGTTTCGTTCATCCGCAGGAGATTCCACCCGGCGCGATCCTGTATCTACCGCGCTTGCAGGACATCAAAGAAATTCTAGCACCCCGCCAACCAAACCGGCGCGGCCAAATCGTAAAGGCATGACATGCAGGGCGTTGAAGGACAGTGGAATGGCGAACTGAAGTTTGACGGTCGGTCGATTTCGCTGCACCCGCGCTCGCTGACTAAGCTGTTCGTCATCAACACCATCCATCAACATCTGCCGTCGATCCAGCTCGGTTTCAAAGATGACACCGCAGCCGATGTCGCCAGCATGGGCTTGGGCGACAGCAGTAAGCTGCAACTGACGCTGGGTGACGGCACATCTGACGAAATGTCGGCCACTTTCACGTTGATTGGCGACCTACGCATTGAAGGCGACTACTCTGCCGAGCATGTCGATGTCAGCGGCGTGCTGGATCATCTACCGTGGATGCGTAAGATCGTCTCCGGCCATACCGAAGGAACATCCTCGGATGCGATTGCCAAGGTGGCCGGTGAAGCCGGCTTGCAGTTCGAGTCGCATCAGACCAGCGATAAGCAAATCTGGCTGCCAAACAACCGGCCGCTGGCGTCGTTCGCCCGCCATGTCATGGAGCGCGGCTGGGCTTCGGCTAGTTCGTGCATGATGCTGGCAGTATCGGACAGCAGCACATGCCGCTACTTCGACGTTGACCAAATTCAAAGCAGCGGCAAGCTGTTTGGCGTTGACGGTCACCCGATCTTGAAGTTCCAGATCAACGGTAAAGCTGACGTCTACAACAACTCTGTCGGCTATGGCGCGACATCGACCAACTTCAAGCCGGATGGCGAGTTCAACAAGTTCACCAAGGTGGCGGTGAAGATGTTGAGTAGCAATCTGTCGGCTGGTGCGGCGAATATCGCTGCGATTGGTGAAGCTGGTGGCCGCATTCTATCTCGCGCGCTGGACACCGGCAATGTGCATGAGAAGTGGAACGAGGCGCAGCACCAGAACCAGCGCATTCGCAGCATGTACTCGCACGACGTGCATATCTTGTCGGATAAGCTGTCCGGTGTTGAACTGTTGGACAAGGTGCAGCTCAATCTGTTGACGCACGGCGGCGGCCAACCGATGGCATCGCACAACGGCGAGTACATCGTCTCGGCTTACACCCGCGGCTTGGCTGCCAACCGTTACATCGAAAAAATAACTCTCACGTCACAGGGAACAAACTAATGGCCTTCGGTAATCCAGCCAAAGATCTGAAAAACACCAAGCTGGACGCTGGACGCTGGCGTGGTTATGTTGTCGATGTCAACGATCCGGAGAAGCGTCAGCGGGTGCGAGTGCGCATTCCGCAGCTGCACGACGATATCCCAGATGACAAACTGCCGTGGGCGATGAACGTCGGCGGTGGCATCGCTAATGCCGGTGGCGGCATCGGCACAGTCGGCGTCTACACCAAAGGTTCATTTGTCGAGGGTTTCTTCGATGAGGACGATCCGCACAACTTCCGACTGCTGGGCTCGCCGCCAACCGACAAAGTGAACAAGGACAACGAGCTGCTGAAGGAAGATTACCCCTACACCAGCGGCAGTGTGGATGAATCCGGTTTGCGCACTTCGTACAACTCACTGCGCAAAGAGTTCTTGATCCAGCACCCATCCGGCGCATCAATCTTCATCGACGGCGCAGGCAACATCGCCATCAACGCCAAGGGCAAAACCACTGTCAACGGCTCGCAGGGTGTCGATGTCACCGGCCAAGGAGCGATCAATCTGCACTCCAGCACGGCGGTTGATTCCAAAGGTGGCCCAGTTAAGATGAACAGCAGCGGCAACAAGGTGGCCAGCAGTACACCCGCCGCGCGGCCAACTCCGACTCCAACAGGTGGAATCTAATGCACTTCGCCCTCGACTGTGAATTTAACGGCCACAACGGCTGTATTATCTCCATCTGCTTATACAGTGATCTGGCCTACTTCTATCAGCCAATCATTATCCCCGAGGGCACGGTGATTGAACCATGGGTAGCCGAGAATGTGCTGCCGATTATCGCCAAGGAGCCGGTTGAGTTGGCGAAAGCGCAGATTATGCTGGCTAACTTCTTGAGCAAATGGACCGAGAACGAAGTCAACTTGAGCGTACTATGCGATTCATTGGCAGATGTCCCCTATCTGTACCAGATGCTCAATCCCGGCGGCTATCCAGAGCTGTTCAACGACTTCGCCAACTTCACTATCACCGTAGTGCGCGATGTTGATTATCGTTCGCAGGTGCCGCACAACGCTTACTATGACGCCAAAGCGTTGTATCATGCCGCAATGGCCGACAACCTATTCCCCGACCTATCTCCACTGAAGAAGTAAAACGGGCAGCCGCATTTTCAGCGACCGCCCGTACCACTTGGCCGTGGGAGGGATCCTTCCTCCGGGGGACTGGTAAGGAAGGATCTATTCTAGGAAGCCGGAGAGAGGGGAAGAGCCTCCTAGATTTGTCCAGTCGAGGAACTGGACAAACTGTTCGACTAGCCGCGCATCGGCGCGGTGTCGGTAATCACTTTCTTGAAAGTATTGCTGGCCGCATCACAGGTGGAGATGATATCCTGCACCGCCTGCTGCTTCGCTCCTTCATCCGCCGCACGACGCGCGGCTTGATTCAGCTTGAAGAAGGTGCCATAGGCTTCACCGATCCGGCGCGCCAGCGCCGCCATCAGATCGATATCATCCTTAGATTCACGCGCCTTGCCCAGATCGAGCTTGTTGACGATTGCGCCAACCATACCGCGCAGCGAACTGTCATCGCTCAGCCGCGCTACGCTGCCCTCGGACAGCTCGAGAAACATCTCGTGCAACTCTGCAACTGATTCAACCAGTGCTTCGGCATCTGCCTTGGACACGTCGGCCTTCTCTACGCGGTTCTTGATTGGCATTTCTAGCTCCCGAGCTGCGGCGTCTACCTGATACGTGAAATTGACATCATAACTTGCCGGCTTTGCGCAGATCACGCACCTGAGCCAGTACACATGCGCGAACTAGACGATCTAGTGACTTGGCTCCCATCACCCGCTTCATCGCTTTGACCATCACCATCTCGTCATGGCTGAAATGCACATGCACACCGCGACGCGCATCTTCGGCAACGGCACCGCTGGTTTTGTGCTGTAACTTGGCCTGCGCAATGCGCGTTACTATCTCCGAAGCGCGCTTCAACGCTGCGCCAGTAAAGACAGAGTTCAGCATGTTGAACGCACCCGACTGAGTGTAGTGTTCCGCTTCGTAGTGGCAGATGGTATGGCAGCTAGGACACAAATCCACCTGCGGACCGTTCTTCGGTCCACCATAGGTGACAGGGATGATATGGTGACTCTGCACCGGGCGCACTTCTTCGCAAACAAAACACTTGCCAGATTTGTAAGCCATGTTTTCTCCCTACAGATACAAACGGGCCGGTGGCACCCTTCCCCACCGGCCCGTTACAGTTGAAGTGTACGAGCTACCTAGCACTTCAACTGGAAAACGGTGCGATCAACGTCCATGCCAAGCATCGACCGCACCGTACATCCTCGCAGGACGAATCTGTGCTATTCATCAACCGCGAGGAGAGCTTCGACTTCACTTTCGATGTTTGCCATCGTCAGATCGCCGGCTTTGGCCGACTTCTTCAGCTTGTTAGCCGAAGCTTTGGCCGACTTCGCCAGCTTGGCGAGCGCATCGGTGCGAATCTTATTCGCCGCCGAACTGAACTCGTCGGTCTTCATCTTGATGCCGAAGGTAGCACCAACGGCCTTCGAGATGGAACCGGCGACGTTCTTCTGCGAATACAGCTTGGCAGCACCCTTGTTCAGCTGGTGAACGAAGTGGTTGTAAGCCGATTCAGGCGAACCTGCTACCAGCTTGCCGGGCTTGTCCAGCTTGTCGCTGGCCAGAAGCTTGCCCAGATCGCCCTTGTACTCGGTCACGCTGGCAACCTTCTTGGCATCCTTCGCCGGCTTGTCGGCCTTCGACTTTTTGCCCTTCACTGCTTTGCCGGAAGATTTGGCTTCCTTACGCGCCTTGCGCTTTTCAGCGCGGCTGGCCGCCTTGTCAGACTTGGCCGCCTTCTTGTCCTTCTTGTCCTTCTTGGACTTCTTGTCCGACTTGTCGGCGCGGCGTTCAGAACGCTTCGCCTTCTTGCCCTCGCTGGAAACATCGCGTGAGGTATCATCCAGATCCACGTCGAAGTCGTCGTCAACAGCTTTCGCCTTCTTCGACTTCGTCTTCTTGCTGGATTTAATCAACTTGTTCACGTCCATTACTTCGTCCTCTCTATAGAGCGTTGCGTTACGCACCTACCATTTACGCAACGCTCAACTGGCAGATAGAAACAGGCAGGAGGCTATCGGGAAACCTACTGCCTGTCTGATGTCACTTGGTTGCCTTGCTCTTGGTCGAGATCATGCCGAAGCCCTTGACGTAGCCGTCAGCACCCACCTTGACTTTGTGTTTCGGCGCCTGCACCGGGGGAACTGCCGCCGCGGTATCCTTGGACTGTTTCTTCGGAGCCGGCTTGGACAGCTTGTCCATCAGCGCGGTGGCCTTCTTGTACGTTTGCACCACTGGCATCGCTTCAAGTTTGGCGATTTCGCTTTTGACTGCGGCGATCTTCTCAACTTTCGTGGTCATGTCCCGGCTTCCTTGTTGGAGTTGTACTACCTAGTGCGCAGTGCGCAGTCCGTTATTTCTTCCCTTGAGCCTGGCGATTGATCTTGTCGTTCGCCTGTTTAATCTGCTGGTTCTTGTCGTCGATCTGGCCGACCAACGCCTTGCGCTTGCGCTCACATTCTTTCAGCGCAATTGACTGTTG